GATACTGAAATTATTCCCTCTTATTTAAATAGTAATGATTTTGAAAACTCCCCAGGTTTCTGGAATAGTGTCACTCAATCGTTTACTTGGAATCCTCCTACTCCTAATAGTTCTATAGGATTTGGTTTTGCTAATGATTCAATTAGTCAACAAGCATTAGCTTTTGATTTTTCTACTCTTAATTTTAAAGCATCTCAATCTAATTTTATATTAGCTGATAATAATGTTAAGAATGAAAATTTAAATGCATCTGCTAATTTGCTAAGAACCATAGCAGCTACAGATTATGATACTATCCAGTTTTGGACTGCATCTCTTCATACTTTAGTTTCTGATACTTGGTATACTTTAGATAGACCAAACAATGTTTTAGCTCAATCATTTACTTGTTCTTTCCAAGCACGTACCCCTGCGGGTAGTGCTGGTAATGGTCAATTGCTTTTACAAGCATACGCAGGTACAACATACGTAGCTTCAGATTCATGGACTGTACCCATCGGGACCGCTTTTACTACATACGCTATTTCCGGAAGTTATACTATGAATAGTGTTGAAAGTATGTCTATGATTATTGGTAATGGTTTATCTTATGATATTCAAGTTAGAAGTGGTAGTTGGGAAGTAAATCAAGTTGCGGGGACTAATATTGCTTCAAATCAAGTTGTTTTAGAACCCTATCTGACAGCTAACTTCCAATACAGTGATTGTAATGTATTAGCAGGAAATGCTGTAGAAGCTCGTGTAAACGACTTTTACATGGATGTTGATTATACATCTAATGCTATTATAGCCGTTAATGAACAATCAATTTTAAGTGGTAGTGCAACAAGAGCAACAGTACAACAATCTAATTATACAACAGCAGGTGTTGTAAATTCAAGATACATTGGTAAAGAATTACAATCCGCTGTATTTAATGAATGGACTGATGGAGACGTTTCTTTTGGTAAAACTCCTAACGTAAGTAATCCTGAGAACTATTTTGTTTACTTTAACTGGGTAGGAGGTACTTCACCTGAATGGGGAAATAATTTAGAAGATAGAACAGCAGCAAATGTTAGATATATTGTAGATGCGGAAGGTAATACTATTAAACCTACAAATGATGATGAAGGTATTAATTTAGGTATTATTAGACAATCGTTTGAGGAAGATAAAACAGCCATTGTTGCTTTAAATAGTGACGATGAATTTGGTATTAATTTAGGAGCTATCAATGGTGAATGGCCTATATTTAAAAGTGGCTACAGAATTGAACCTATTGTTTATACTCAAACAGCAAGCTATGATAATAATGGAGACGTAGTTTCTTTTGGATACACAGGCAGTTTAGATTTTGTAAGTGGTGATTTAACCCCAAATCCATCTATTGCCGACTTCCAATTATTAACATTAAAATCTCCTAATCAATCATTTAATCGTTTTGATAGTTATCCATTAGTATTAACCTATCAATCACCCACAATTCTAGGAGATTCAGGTTCATTCTCTTCAAATATCTATTCTCCAATCACAACAAACCCTTCACCCACAGTAACATTAACTGTACTGGCCGGAATAACAGCTTTAACCCTATCCCCAGCAACAGTAACTTATGCTATTCAAAGAAACCAAGGTGCCGGGTGGAGTACAGTAAAAACATTCCAAATTAATCACAAGTCTTCTTTACAAGGAGGATCTTCATATACTGATAGTGCGGCTACTACCTCTACCCAATACAGAATTGTAGTATCTACATTCCAACAACAATCTACCCAAACTGGAGAACCTGCAGAAGTTATTTTAAGTAGTCAATCATATTTTAGAGTAAATCAAGCTCCATTCCCTAATGATGGTAAATGTACCTCATTCTGGACAACGGGTTCCGGGGGTACTCAATTAACTGCTTCTAGTGGACTTAATGGTTTAAATTCATTCTACGGCCAAACACAGAAAAATATTGTACGAAGTGGATTTAACCCTATTACATTACCTTTTATCATTGAAGAAAAAGATGAAGTTAGATTTGAAGGAACTGAAACATTATCCTATGAAGTTAGATCAGTCACCCAATCATCTGCAGGTAACATAGTATTAAACTTAGATGGAACAATCCCATCAGGAACTAATACAGACTATTTCTTAGTAAGAAGATATGTTGATGATCCTTCTTATGTAATTTTAGAAGTAAATAAACCTGCTGGAGCTAGTAGTGCAGGTGTATTAAAACCTAAATATATTACATCTACTTTATCATCTTCACTTGAAGAAATAGTTAAAGAACTACAAAGCTAAAAAATATACATATTTATAATAAAACATTTAATACAAAATGGGATACTTAAACAATTCAGTAGTAACAGTAGATGCTATCTTAACTACAAAAGGTAGAGAATTGTTGGCTAGAGGTGATGGAACTTTTTCAATTACTCAATTCTCTTTAGCTGATGATGAAATTGATTATACTTTATATAATCCAAACCACCCTTCGGGTTCAGCTTATTATGGAGAAGCCCTCCAAAATATGCCTTTGCTAGAGGCTTTCCCTCAGGAAACTCAAGCAATGAAATACAAATTAGTAACATTACCTCGTGGTACTGCTAAATTACCTATTCTTGCCGTTGACCCAAGTATCTCAATCAAACAAGGTGAGTCTAAAGTAATTACGCCTCAAACATTGAATTATTTAGGAGGCAATACTTACGAAGCAAGTGGTTATTCATTTACTATTTCCGATGTTAGATTAATGTCTTCATTTGAAGGAGTAGGTATTAATACTGAACAAGCCCAAGCACTTAATCAAACAACTACTTTAGGTACTAATGTATCTAGAACAGTAATTGGTACTTCATTAAATATGAGAGGTACCACAGTAAACACATTATTTGGAACTAACACAGCTTTATACGCTACTTTAACTATTGAAGGTAGAGATAGTGGTGCTAGGTCAACAGTTCCATTAACCTTGAACAGAGTATCCTAAAACATAGATTATGTCCTTTAAAAGATTAGAAGCCGACGATTTTGTAGTATCAGCTGATTCCATTTCAGCTACATTGTGGTCTGGAGGTACACCTACATTAACATCTTTTTATACCTCCTCAACTCAAGAAGCTGGTTCTTCTGGGGACTATTACTTAAATGTATATCAAACTGAATCAAACGATGCAAACGCTGCTGTTCAATTTGCTCTTGCTTATGGTAACTCAAATGGTAGTGGTAGTGCCGTTTACAATACTTCAGTAGATGGAAAATCTCCTACATCAACTATTTTTGGTCAATATCAAAATTTAGTAATCGGAGATGAAAATACTAATTTTGCTTTTGCAAGCATTACATCATCTGAATTCTTTGCCCTCTCTGTTGATAGAGCAAGATACAAAGAAAAATTATTTTTAGGATCTTTAACACTAAACATCTCAGGATCGTCAGGTTCAATTTCATTAACTGATAACAGCTCTTACGTTTCATCAGTTCAATTCAACGAAGCCGGTAGAGTATTCCAATTGATTACTGGTTCACAAGGTACAAAAGCAACCATTTCTTCAAGAAACACTTCAGAAGGATACTCAGCAAACTCTGGTTCTTATGGTTGGTTATTACCTGATATTGGTACTATTATCTTAAACCCATTAGCATTAGCGGATTCTTTAACCAATGGTGGTATTGGATTCCAATACAGTGGTTCCTCTACTGGTTCGGCTGCACCTACTGTAACCCCTAACAGATCTCTATTCCAGGCAATTAGTGGTTCATCTTCATTTAGATTAAACTCAGAAGAAACTATTACTTCAGATTATATCTTTGTAAGAGCAAGAAGCTCAGAATTTAACTATTCGGAAAACCCATCATATATCTCAGGTTCAACCGGTGAAGTATTATATTCTAGCTTCATTAACTCTCCACAGACTTATATTACAACTGTAGGTTTGTATAATGATACAAATGAATTGTTAGCTGTAGCTAAATTATCAAGACCATTATTAAAAGATTTTACAAAAGAAGCTCTCGTTAGAGTTAAATTAGATTTCTAAAATGAATGAGCGCATACAAGCAATTTTTAACGTCTGATATAATTGTAACCCCTTTTGAAGTTAGCAAAGCGTTTAACTTCGAAGGGGCTGCCGCTCTAACAGGTTCTAATGTCTCTATTGATAGATTTTTAGGGTTAAACACTTCTAGTTTGTTTGATCCTAATACGGATCCTACTACAGGACAGGTATCAACTCAATATCAAAGATTAGTCTACGATTCTGTAAAGGAACTTTATTACTCAAATTATCTTTCTTCTAGCTATGGTGACAATGTAACCACAGGAAGTTTAGTACCTGGAGCTGATTCCGAAGGAGACAGATTAGTTGGAAGTAGCCAATCAACGGGCAAATATTTTAACTACCCCCAAACATCTCTAACATACCAGAAGTATTTTCCCACAGCTTCCAATTCTGTAGTTGGGGTAATCTCAATCCCTGGTAGGTTATTTGGTGAATATATCTTACCTAATTCATTTACTATTACTGCTGAAAGTGGTTCTATTTTTGATGATGGAGAAGGAAACCTAATCCTCTCAGCTTCAAATCAAATTTGTGGTAATATATTTTATCAACATGGTATAGCAGTAATTATAGATGATACTGCTGGTGTTGGTGATGTATACGGAACTGGTGTTTATGGAACAGCAGAATATGGTATTGGGGATTTAACATTCGTAACTAATTTTATAACATCATCAAATGTAACTTGTTCTTTCTCATCATCTTATACTATCTACGAAACACAGTATAAGTGTACAATGAGAGAAAACGAGTTCAATTTTACGCTTAATCCATCAATTTCTTCAGGTAGCGTGGCTATCTCAAGCTCAATTGGTACATTCTATACTCCGGGTCAATATTTGGAGAATTTTGCTACGGCCTCGTATTTTAGTCCTTACGTTACTACTGTAGGGTTGTATAATGACAATCAAGAGTTGTTGGCTGTAGCTAAGTTATCTCAACCATTACCTGTATCGCCTACAACCGATACAACAATATTGATTAACTTAGACCGATAAGAAAATGTGGACATATAAAAATGAAGAAGTTAAGGGAATTTCTGACTTCCCCTCTCAAACCTACGGATTTGTCTATAGAATAGTTCATATTCCCACAGGCAAAACTTACATTGGTAAAAAAATACTTCAAAATACAACTAAAGTAAAACTTACTAAAAAAGAACTAGCCGAATACACAAATGTAATAGGCCGTAAACCAGCGTATAAACTCGCAGTTAAGGAATCAAACTGGCAAACGTATTGGGGTTCAAATAAACATCTAAAAGAACTATTAGAGACAGAACCTAAAGAAAATTTTAAACGTGAAATATTAGTTTGTGCTCCTACAAAAAAATTGTTAACTTACCAAGAAACAAAACATTTGTTTATTTATCAAGTTTTAGAAAAATCTGATGAATTTTTTAATGATAACATTCTCGGAAAGTTCTTTACCAAAGACTTTGATATCCAAGATTAGGATATTATATTAACGGTTATGGTAAATCAATCTCTAGTCGCACTGACTAATTCAGTGCTAGGAACAGGCAAATCAACTGCCCGAGGTAATAAGGCTTATAATTGCCCTTATTGCAATCACCATAAACCAAAACTAGAGATCAACTTTACAGAAAATAAAAACGGAGATAATCCATGGCATTGTTGGGTATGTGATAAGAAAGGTAAAAAGTTATACCAAGTATTTAAACAAGCCGGAGCATCTGATGATAAAATGGCTGAATTAAGAGTCATTGTAAAATATGTTGGTCCCGAAACTGAGGTTCAAGTTCAAGAACAGGTCCAACTTCCTAAAGAATTCGAAACATTCGAAAGTCTAAAATCTGTAGATGTTGAAGGTAGACAAGCACTTGCTTACCTTAAAAATAGAGGCCTAACAGAAGACGATATTTTAAAATATAATATTGGATATTGCTCATCAGGTCGCTATGCTAAAATGGTTATCATTCCTTCTTACGATGCAAACGGGCAACTAAACTATTTTACAGGACGTTCGTTTGAAAAGGATCCTTACGTAAAATATAGAAACCCATCTGTATCAAGAGATATTATTCCATTTGAATTGTTTATAAACTGGAATATACCACTTATACTGTGTGAGGGACCATTCGATGCGTTGGCCATAAAGCGCAACGTTATACCGTTGTTAGGCAAGAATATACAGTCTAAATTAATGAAAAAAATCGTCACATCGAGTGTCGAGAAGATTTATATTGCGTTGGATAAA